GATAGAATGGCCCAACTACTTAACGAAAAGGAAGAGGCAATTCAGCAATCCATGCGAGATGCTCGACGGGCGGATGCGAACGCAGCTCTGTGCAGTAAGCTCCGCGACATCGCGGAGAGGGCGATTGACGATCTGCGTTGGTTTTATGAAAGCAAAGCGGATGGGATTATTTTAGAACTCGACCAGCTAAAGGAGGGCGCGAAATGAGAATAGACTACGATAAGGATCAGTTAAGTTACGCTTTGGCAAATGCGTTAAAAGATCGCTACGAGGCGCTGGAACTTTTAAAATCAGCCAGCAAAGGCATTAGCAAAACGGCTCGCCTTAACCAATTTCTGCTCTCCGAACTCATCGCCGTTCGCAAGGAGCGCGACGAACTAAAGGAGATCGCCTCCGAGTTCGCGATGACTGCCAGTCACTGCCTCGGCTGGCATGAAAACAAAAACCCCAATCAAATCACCTCCGCTCTCAGCCGGTGGCTCAAAATATCAACTAATGAACTGGACGCATGAACAACTCCGACAACTCGGCTACACCGAAAAACCAGACGGATCATTCGCACGAACTGAATCTGTTTCTGCCAGATCACCTCACCCCGTCACTCAACCGAATCCTCGGCAAACACTGGTCTGCTCTCTCAAAGGAGAAACTGAAGGCCAGCCACGCTTTGGACTCCGCATTACTCGCATCGCCTGCCACCCACTCGATGCTGACAACTTTGCTGGCGGATGCAAATTCCTCATCGACGCCATCCGAAAACGCGGACTCATTCCAGACGACGATCCGGCGTCAGTTGAAATCTCGTTCCGACAAATTAAGGCCAAAACAAAAGCCGAAGAAGGAACCTCCATCCGAATTACCTTCAGACAAACAACAGGGGGATTATAAGGGGGAAAAACCGAAACCTTGTCAAGTCAAGTTTTGACTGATACCATTACCACATGAAACTCAACCCGAAACAAGAGGCGTTTTGCCAAGCCTACGCGAGCGGCATGTCGATCACGCAAGCCTATGTCAAAGCCGGTTACTCCGAAAAGGGAGCCGGTCAGAGCGGGGAACGATTGCTGAAAAATGCTGACATCGCCAAGCGAGTGGAAGAACTCCGCGCCAAATCTGAGGCGAAACTCACCTACAAACGCGAGACCTACCTCGAAACGCTCCGCGAGCGGTTTATGGAAATGCCTCCGGAATCGGCGACCTGCGCGAAGTATGGCGAGATGCTCGCGAAGGCGATGGGATGGAACGAGCCGGAGAAGATCGAGGTCGCCGGGGCCATGGACATCAACATCCGCATCGGTGGCCATTAATATCGACATCATCCCGCGACCGCAGCTTGCAAGCTACCTGCACCGCACACAACGCTGGTCGGTGATGGTGCTGCACCGGCGTGCCGGGAAATCATTCGTCTGCATCCAAGACTTGATTGCCAAGGCGCTCTCGCATCGCCGCAGCGGACCACCTCTCCGCTACGCCTATGTCGCGCCGACCCGTGAGCAGGCCAAGGACATTGCTTGGAAATACCTGGTGCAATTCACCAGCCAAATCCCCGGCGTGGTGATCAACAAGGCGGATCTCGCGATCACCTTCGGCAACGAGGCCACGATCCGGCTTTACTCCGGCGAAGCCTACGAGCGCCTGCGCGGCATCTACCTCGATGGCGTGGTGATGGACGAGGCCGCTGATCTCGATCCGGCAGCGTGGGACAATGTCATCCGGCCAACGCTCACCGACTACCAAGGCTGGGCGACATGGGTCGGAACACCCAAGGGACGAAACATTTTCTGGAAGATGTGGAACCGGGCCTGCGCGGACAACGACTGGTTCACGCTCATGCTCAAAGCGAGCGAATCGAACATCATCCCGCAGGATGAACTCACCGACATCCGGCGTGGCACGACCGAGAATGCCTTTGCACAGGAATACGAGTGCAGCTTCAACATCGGTCGCCCCGGCGCGATCTATGTGCGCTCCCTCGAAAAGGCCCGCGCTGAGAAGCGCATCACCAACGACATTCTCTGGTTTAAGGAACTGCCGGTCTACACAAGCTGGGATGTGGGCGCTCCGCTCAACCAAAAGGTCTGGGTGTGGCAGATGGTCGGCGACCGCATCAACTATCTGGAATCTCTCTCCGGGAGCGACGAGTGCAAGACGCCTGCGGACTGGGCAGCACGGCTCAAGGACAAGCAGTATGGCTACGGTGGTCACTTCCTTCCCCATGACGCCGCAGCGGAGGTCGGCGGACTCTGGCAGGAGGCACTGGGCCGCAGCGGGCTGACTGGCGTGATTCCCGTGCCACGGCAGATTTCGGTATGGGATGGCATCAATCTCGCCAACGATGCGTTCCCTCGCGTTTACATCAACGAGGCCGGATGCGCGGATGGCATCGAGGCGCTCGACGCCTACCATTCCAAAGAGGAACGCGATGGCGTCACCATCAAGGATGTGCCGGTTCACGATTGGTCATCGCACTTCGCCGATGCGTTCTCCCTCTCGCACCAGGCTATCAAGCGCGGGATGGTCATCGACCGCTCCGCGATCCCTCGCAAAGCCGAGCGGCATGAAGCGATCCGAGTCACGGCAGGATTCCGGGGTGGGGGATTCGGGAAGGTGCGGAGATAACCCACGGGAAACCCACGGGTTCCCGATGGGATACCCATGGCTAACCCAAGCGAAACCCATCAAGAACCGATAAGAGAAGATAAGAGTAGAAAATGAAACGCGAACTGGAACTCCAAATCCTCGACCTCTACCGGCGCTACCCGCAGCCGCGATCCTTCGCCGAGGAGGTCGAACTCACCGCATGGAATGGCGTGGTCATCAACACCGAGGACTTCTTCATGCTCGCCCGCCCGGTGGACATTTACGACTCGGAGGAACGCTGGCGCGATGCCGCCTACGCATACCACAGGTTGTGTCAGAACTGCTGGCTGATCACAATATATTGTGGTATCAGTCAAAATAATCCTTGCAACTTCGCCCCATATACACTTCCATTCATCGCATGGAGTCGGCGAGACCGCCCGCTCCGGATTTACGAAACCTCGAAACTCCATACGCGATGCGACTCACTGACCACGAACAAAATCCCATTCTCTCCACTTGTTTAGCATGGTTCGGAGGAGGCGGAAAGAAAGGTCCAAGCAAGCAGGAGCAACAAGCCTCGCAGCAGCAACAGCAACAGATGCAGCAGCAGGCCGCGCAGCAAGCCGCAGCCCAACAGCAGCAAATGGAACTCGCCCGCCAGCAGGCTGAAGCCCAGCGCAAGGCGCAGGAGGAAATGATGCGCCAGATGGAGGCGAACAAACCCGCGCCTTCTGCACAGGTCGATCCCGGCAACCCGCAGGCCGACATGGCAGCGGAGGCTGCACGCCGCAAGGGACTCCGGAAGTCGATCCTCGCAGGCGAATCCTCGCAAGCTGTGATGGGTTCCTCGACCCTCGGTTGATGTTGTTTTGACTGATACCATGACCGGAAAGAATCCCGAACTCGCTGACAAGGTTCTCCAGCGCCACGCTGAGATGGTTCACCAGCGGGCGACATGGGAATCGCTCTGGGAGGACATCGCAAAATATGTCATGCCTCGGAAGGCGACGATGTTCACGCAGACGACATCGCCCACCACCGACGACGAGGCTCAACTCTTCGACGCCACCGCGGTCCGGGCGAACATGATTCTGGCCAATGGCCAACTCAGTTGGATGACACCACTCGAAAGCCGGTGGTTCAGTCTGGAGCCGCCGAAGGCGATGGAAAGCGAGGACGAGATCGAGCAATGGTTCAAGCGTTGCACCGAGGTGCTGCAAGCCGAACTCTCCCGCAGTAATTTCTACACCGAGATTCACGAACTCTATCTCGACCGGGGAGCTTTCGGCACGGCGGCGATTCTGGTCGAGCAGGGGAAAAACAATTCCCTCAACTTCACCAAGCTCGACCTCGGCAGTTTCGCGATCTCGGAAGACGACGAAGGCTATGTGGACACGCTCTCCCGCGAGTATGAGATGACCGCACGGCAGGCCGCGCTCAAGTTCGGCATCGAGAATATCACTGACGCCATGCGGAAAGAACTGGAGAAGCCCAACTCCAACCGCAAGTTTGCCTGCGTCCATCTCATCGCTCCCCGTGGTCCGGGTGAAATCGAAATGGGCAAGCGAGACGCCGAGAACAAGCCCTACGCCTCGGTCTATGTGGACAAGGCATCCAAGCATGTCTTCCTCGCTTCCGGGTTCGATGAGCAACCGTTCTTCGTGACCCGCTACCTCAAGTGGAAGAACTCCGAGTGCTACGGCTACTCGCCATCATGGACCGCCCTTCCGGAGTGCAAGCAACTCAACTTCCTTGAAAAGCAACTCGACTCGCTCGCCGAGATTCATGCGTTCCCTCGCATCCTCATCCCAGCCGGGTTCGATGGAGACATTGATCTCCGCGCCGGTGGCGTGACCTATTTTGATCCGAACAACCCCAATGCTACGCCGAAGGAGTGGGGAACCGGCGGGCGCTACGACATCGGCGTTGAGCGTGCCGAACACAAGCGCAAGGCGATCAACGAGGCATTTCATGTGGACCTCTTCCAGATGTTCGCCCAACTCCAAAAGCAGATGACCGCCCGCGAAGTCGCCGAACGAGCGAGCGAAAAGCTCATCCAGTTTTCCCCGACCTTCGCCCGACTCACAACCGAGCTATTCAATCCGCTCCTGCGCCGGGTCTTCGCGATCTTGGCCCGCGCTGGCAAGTTTCCACCACCTCCGCAGGCGCTCCAGATGATCGGCGTCATCCCGGAGCCGGATGTTGCCTACAACTCCCGAATCGCCCTCGCGATTAAGAGTCTCGAAAACGCCGCATTCATCCGCACGACCGAGATGCTCCTGCCCTACGCGCAGATCAAGCCGGAGATGCTCGACAACTACGATTTCGATGAGATCACCCGCGACATGGCCCGCAACGATGGCCTGCCAGCCCGCTGGCTTCTCGATGAAAACATGGTCGCCCAGACCCGCGCTCAACGCGCCCAAGCCCAGCAAGCCGCCATGCAGGCCGAGCAGATGGAGCGGGCCGCAAGCGCCCTCGGCAAGGCTGGCAGCGTGAAGCAGGACTCCGCTCTCGCTGGCATGCTCCCCGGCATGATGGGACAAGCATGATGGCTCCCGAAGACAAGGCCGCAGCCCTCCGGCGCGAACGCGAGCGCCAGAAGATCACCAACGCCTACCACCGTGTCTTTGCCTCCAAGGAAGGCGCTGCGGTCATCGCCGATCTCAAGACGCAGTTCGCCACCGACTCGCAGGTCTTCCTGCCTGGTTACGATTTCAACCCCGTGGTCGCTGCCCTTCGCGATGGCCAGCGAGGCGTGATTCTTCACATCGAAGCGATCCTCCGTAGGCCGGTCATCGCAGACGGCGACATCGAGACTCCCAAACGAAAGGTCAAAAAATGAGTAAGCCCAAATCCGAACCCAAGAAAGACATCCCGCCTGCACCGGAAATGGAGCAGATGCTCGGCGACAAGACGCCCGCCTATGTGGAGTGGATGCGCGACTACCACCCGCAGGAATTCGCGATCCGCTACGCCGGACGCCGCACCCATCTTGGTTACCACCCGCACCCGTAAGCGTGCAGTTTTGACTGATACCTAATTTATGGAAGACACCATCGACACCTCCTCCGAGCAGAGTCTGCTCGACACAGGAGCCGACACCGCAGACCACGCCGCAGCGCCAGCCGCTTCGGAGACGACAACCACCACCACGCAACCCTCAACCGGATGGGTGAACCCAGACGGCACATTCGGGGAAGGATGGACCAACAACCTCCCGGAGGACTCCGCTGCCTACAAGGACACGCTCTCCAAATACAAAAGCGTTCCCGACATGGCGAAGGCGCTCGCCAATGCCAATCAACTCATCGGCAAAAAACTTGGCGTGCCGAACGAGAAATCCTCGCCCGAAGAGGTCGCCGCCTTCCGCCGCGCCATGGGCGTGCCGGATTCGCTGGAGGAATACAAGTTCGCTCCGGACGCTCTCCCGGAAGGCATGACATGGAGCGACGACATGGCGAAGCCATATGCCGAGATCGCGCACAAGCACGGCATCCCGCCTTCGGCCATGAAGGAACTCGTCAACCAGCATGCCCGCACCGAGGCGTTTAAGATGGAGGCGATCCAAGCCACCTTTGAGAAGCAACGCACCGAGGCCGTGCAGACGCTCCAGAAGGAGTGGGGGAATGATTTCGGAAAAAACATCGGACTCGCCAAGCAGGCCGCGAAGATCGCTGGCGTGGATGCGAATTCACACGGGTTCAGCGACCCGGAGGTCGTGCGTGGATTCGTTCGCATGGCCCAGATGATGAGCGAGGACAAGGTCGGTCGCTCGATGGGCGGCACGGAGTTTATGACCGGCGCAGCACGCGCCAAGGACATCATGTCGAATCCCGACAACACTTGGCACAAGCGATACATGGAAGGCGACCGCGAAGCCGCCACGCTCGTCACCTCCCTGCTCAAGCAGGGTTGAACACTGCGGGGTAGTGAAAAGGTATAACACCAGTTTCATAATCTGGAATTCCGGGTTCGACTCCCGGCCCCGCTATTTTTTTGAAAAAAAGTTTTGACTGATACCGCATCGGCGGTAATGTCAACTTCGTCAGAGCAGACACCTCCTTTGTGAGCCTGCTCCCTAATACCCGCCGCCGCTGACCCCACACGGGACACTCGGAAGCGAAGGGAGCAACAAACCATCAGTTTCGACTGATACCAACTCACCCAAACCAAAGGAGACCAAATGGCAAATCAAAACGGAGTTCTGACGAACATCCCCGATCATTATACCACCCAGTTCGATAGCAACTGGAAACACCTCGTTCAGCAAAAGAACAGCAAGCTGAAAGAATATGTCACCCTCGATTCCATCGAAGGGAAGGAGAAATCCTACAACCAACTCGACGCAACCTCGATGACGCAAATCGAGCATCGCTCTGGCGACACTCGGATCAGCAACCAATCGATGGCCAAGCGTTGGATTCGCCCGCAACAATACGACTGCGCGAAACTCGTTGATGAGTTCGACGAGCAGTTCCTCGGCGAAGTCGTCCTGCCGACAAGCCCGATCATCCAATCGCACGGCGCAGCCTACGCTCGCACTTGCGACAAGGTCATCATCGATGCTCTCGGTGGTTCAGCTTCCACCGGCCCGACAGGCATTGTTCAAACTCCATTGTCAGCAGGTCAGAAGATCGGCCCAAACTTTGTGGAGTCTGGAACTCCCGGAGCCAACCTCGGCCTCACCATCGGCAAGCTCCGCGCTGCGAAATTTCTCTTCGACTCCAACGAAGTCGATGAAGAGGAAGAGCGCATCTTGGTGGTATCCGCCAAACAGCTTCAAGACCTGCTCCGTGACACGCAAGTGACCAGCGCAGACTACAACACGGTTCGCGCCCTTGTTGATGGAAACATCAACACCTTTATGGGTTTCAAGTTCCGCCGCAGCCAGCAGTTGCCATTCCAAACAAGCACCAACGACATCCGCCTGTGCTACGCCTATGTGAAGAGCGGCATCGTCCTTGCCGAGCGTGGTCTCAAGACCCACATGGACATCCGCGCCGACCTCTCACACTCCCTTCAAATCCGTTCCGTGGCCAGCCTCGCTGCCGTGCGTATGGAAGAGAAGAAAGTCGTCGAGATCGCTTGCGACGAAGTCCTCTAAGTTCCCGCACCCCGCTGGCAGACCGGGAAATGTCTGCCACCCTTTTTTTCAATCTGTGATCTGACCGCGCCTCAATGACAGACATCCAAATTTGCAATCTCGCCCTCGCCCGACTCGGTGACGCCCGCATCACCGCGCTGACCGATTCCACGGCGCAAGCGCAGTATTGCAATCTGTTCTACACGCAGACGGTCGAGGAACTCCAAGCCGAGTTCGATTGGCAATTCTGCCGCAAGCAAGTTTCCCTCACCAGCGGCACGACTCCACTCACCGGCTACTCGGTTCAATACACCCTGCCGACCGATTTCATTCGAGCGATTCGCCTTGGCAACATCGACGCCAGCGAAAATTTCGGCACTTGGGAGATCATTGGAAGCAACCTCCACACGAACATCGCCAGCCCCGTGGCGCTCGACTACATCGCGAATATCACGACCACGACATCGTTCCCAGCCATCTTTGTCGAGGCGCTTTCCATGAAGCTCGCAGCCGTTCTCGCAATGCCTCTTACTGGCAGTAAGGATTTGTTCAAGCAATGCGTCGAACTTTATGCGGGAACAATCGGGAAGCCTGCATTCTTCCAAGCCACCGAAGCCTACGCCCCGGCTCGCGCTTCATCCGCGCCCGTCAGCGTTGCCGAGATTTGCCGCAGGGCTATCCTGCGTGTCGGCAGTGCCGATCTGTTCAAGCCCCATGGCGAACCAATGGTCATCGCCCAGTCCATTTACGAGTCGGTGCGCGACAGCTTGCTGGCCGACTTCCAGTGGTCTTTCGCTCGCGCCCAAATCTCCATCGCAAAAGACGCAGCCAACCCAACGACCGGCTACTCGTTCCGCTACGCGATCCCCACAGCCTGCAAACAAATCATCCGGGTCAACAATATCGACGACTCGGAAAACAACGCGCAGTGGGAAGTGGTTGGTGGATTCATCCATACCAACTTTGCGACCCCGATCATTCTCGATCACACCGCCACGGTCACCGATGTGACCAAGTTCCCGCCGATTTTTGTGGAACTCCTCACCACCACTCTCGCCCTCAAGTTGGCCGCGATTGTTGAACCACCCACAGCCGCCTCATCGAAATGAAATCCGAAGAACTCTTCAAAGAACTCCAATTCCTCATGTCCAAGCCTGCTCTTCTTGAAGCGGTGGAGGCTGTAGCGAATTTCAGCGGCACGCTCACTGCGACCGCCAGCGAGATCATTCGCCAAGCGGTCATGCGTGTCGGCACTGCCGATGCCTTCAAGCAAAACGGGCAACCCTTCGTCTTTGCGGCCAAATTCTACGCACAGACGGTCAAAGAAATCCTCTCCGAGTTCAATTGGCAGTTCGCTCGCAAGCAAACCTCTCTATCCGCTCCGACAACCTCACTGACCAACTACGACAACCAATACACGCTCCCAACGGATTTTGTTCGCGCCGTTCAGTTTGGAGGCGTCGATGGCAGTGAAAACTATGGCGACTGGGAGGTTTCCGGTGGGTCCATCCATGCCAACCTCACTGGCTCACAAGTCCTCGACTACATCGCTACCCCAGTCGATGACACCAAATATCCCGCCATCCTTTTTGAGATGATCGTCGTCCGACTCGCCTACAAATTGGCCATGGCGCTCGGCATGGGCGACCAAGCCATGGCAGCGGCCAAGGAAATGGAAAGTTTCGCCGCAAGGCCGTCTCTTCTCAAAGAAACCGAATCCGCCGCTGCTCCTCGCTCCACAAGCGCGATCACGACAAAAGCCGAAATCTGCAAGCAGGCCGTCATGCGTCTGGGAACCACAGACTCACTAAGTCAGACCGGCGGGCAACCCGCTCTCTTCGCCCATTCCTTCTACGACCATGCACTGGAGGAACTCCTCTCTGAACTCCCGTGGGCATTTTCCAAGAAGCAGATCAGCCTCACAGCAAACGCCACCAATCCGACCCAAGGTTACGCAAAACGCTATGCCCTGCCATCTGATTTCATTGCACTCCTGCGGGTCAACCAGATCGACACCACCGAGAACTTTGGCCAATGGGAGATCGTCGGCGGCTTCATTCATACCGACCTCGGAGCGCCGATCATCATCGACTACACCTCGCTGGTCACAACGGTAGCAGAATTCCCGGCTCCGTTTGTAGAGGCACTCATCGCCCGCATCGCAGCCAAGATCGCGCTCCCGCTAACCGGCAAGGCCGACATCGCTACCGCCCTCGCACAAGTCGCAGTAGAGACTCTCAACCGCCCGACCATCAAAGTCCTCATCGAAAAATCAGCCAAACCCCGCGCAGGGTCTGCCGCCAACTCGGTCTCCGAAATCTGCCGCCAAGCCATCCTCCGGGTGGGAAGCGCCGATGTTTTCAAACCCTACGGGGAGCCGATGGCCATCGCGACCAGTCTTTTCGACCAGACCCGCAACGAACTTCTCGCCGACTTCGATTGGCAGTTTGCTCGCATCCAATCCTCTCTCACCGCAGATGGGACGCCTCCCGCCTTCGGCTACACCACCCGCTACGCACTTCCCAGCGGCACGCTCAAGGTGCTTCGCGTCAATGGTGTCGATGAAGACGAGAACTTCGGAAATTGGGAAATCGTCGGTGGATTCTTGCACACGAACTTCACTTCGCCAGTCCGCATTGAGACGACTTCCATCGTGTCCGATGCCACCAAGTTCCCGCCGGTCTTCGTGAACATGCTCACCGTCACCCTTGCCATGAAACTTTCCCAACTCATGGAATCCCAACCCGCACAGGTCGTTCGCCAATAACGCATGAAATCCGAGGAGCTATTCAAGGAACTCCAGTTCCTCGCAGGCAAGCCCGCATTGAAAAATGCGGTCGAGGCCCGCGCCTCCTCGCGCCCATCGTCCACGCTCACCGAGGACGAACTCTGTCGGCAAGCGATCCTGCGCGTTGGCACTGCCGAGCAGTTCGGACCCTCCTCGCAGGCGATGCTGCTTGCCAAATCGCTCTACCCGCAGGTTCGCGATGCCCTGCTCCTCGCCGGATCGTGGACATGGGCGATGAAGTCCACCACGGTCATCGAGACGCTCCCGCGCCCGGAATACAAGTGGGCTTACCGCTACACGATTCCCGCAGATTGCCTGCGCGTCTTCCGTGTGAACGATTACGACTACTCGACCGGCGACTCGTCGTGGGAGGTGTCGGGCAACTTTGTCCTCACCAATGCCGATTCCGGCTCTCCCGCATGGGTCGTGGATCGCGTTTATGAAGTCGGCAATGCCGTTTCCAACAACGGCGCGGTCTATCGATGCGTGGTTGCCGGTTCCACTAAGCAACCAGGCGTGACATCTAGATGGACGACCGACTGGGATGTCTGGCTCGGCACGGCGATCACGCTGGAGTATGTCCGCAAAGTCACTGAGGTCACCCTCTTCGACTCCCTTTTCATCGACCTCCTCACGGCCAGCCTCGCGGCCAAGCTCGCCGTCCCGCTGACAGGCGATGCCGCCAAGGC